ATTTTAAGAAGAAATATTTATCGTTATTCTATGTTTATGGCTTGTTTTTTAGCAGGTAAGGAAATGAACCCTCAATTTTATTTTAGTCATGATTTCAGTATTAAAGGGGTAATAATGCAATATACTGCTTATAGGTTTAATACTTCATTACCCTTTTCAACCATAAGAGTTGTTCCTAGTTTTTTAAAGAAAAAAGTCATATCATGTATAATAGATGAATATCCAGAAAAAGACGATAATTTTGTTACAGACTGTATTAAGCTAAATAGTTATTATTATATAACTATGAAGGGTGATATTTTTAAAGAATCAAAACAAGATGTTTATGACAATTATGCTGATTTTGTAAAAAAATGTTATATAAATTATCAAAAATCTCTTGAAAGGATAGATGAATGAAAAACTTTAAAAAATTAACTGCAATGAAAGCAATCAGAGCAAAATGCCTACAATGTAGTGCAGGACAGACAAGTGAAATAAAAGAATGTACTGTTAAAACTTGTGCATTGTGGCATTTTCGTATGGGCCATGCTCCTAAACCTGCTGTAAATGCTTTAGATTTAACAGTGTTTGCTGACGGTACTGGACAAATTTACAGTATTAGAGATAATTGTTCAGTAGATGATGAGGAGGAAGAAGAATGAGAGATGCTACTACAGAAGAACAAAAGGGTATAAATGCTTATGTTAATAGTATCTCTCATAATACAGGAATTAATTTTTTTAATTACTTAGAAAGAGAGAAAGAAATGAAAACTTATATAGTAGAAGGATATTTTACTGGAGAAATTGAAGCTAATTCTGAAGAAGAAGCTAATTCCAAATTTGATGAATTTTGTATTGATTCTATAGATATTACAAGTATAGAGGAAATAAATGAAGAAGATTAAAATTTATGCTGAAGTCCCAGATGACTTTGAAAAAGGATGTTGTGATGATTGTCCTTTCGGATATACAGAATATTATAATTTTGATGATGGGGATGGATGGATTGAAACAGATTTTATAAGACATTGTATTTCGGATGATGATTCTCCAAATTGTCCAATAGAATTTGAAGGAGAAAGTAATAATGAATAATAAATTTAAAATATTTCTGTCTGGTGGTATTACAGGATTAGATAATGAAGATTGCAAAAAATGGAGAGATTATATAACTGAACGTTTTCGATATTATTGTATTCCAGATTTTCTTATTGTAAATCAAATGAACCATTTTAATCCTAATGAAGAAACATCAGATTCATTAGAAAAAGAAGCTATGATGTATGATTTACATCATTTACGTACTTCTAATATAATAATTGTAAATTTAGATAAAACAGATAGTATTGGCACAGCGCAGGAACTAATGTTAGCATATGAACTTCATATTCCAATTATCGGTTTTATTAAAGAAAATAATCTTTCTAAAATTCATCCTTGGATTCAAACCGAAGTTGGTAAACTTTTTACATATAAAGATAATTCAGAATTAGAAGACGTATTGGATTTAGTTGCATATTATGTAAAAAATTACTATTTTATTCCTTGACAGACATGAACTGAATATGCTATAATACCTATAGTAAAAAACTTAACAAAACAATTAAAAAATAAAGGAGAAAAACAAATGAAGAGACAGATTAGGATGGGATGTTTTGAAAGTAATAGTTCTTCGATGCATTCTGTGGTCACAAGTAAAACAACTGGTATTTATACTCCAGAAGAGTTTCATGATAGAATCTGGGTACATAATGGCGAATGGCATCTTTATAGTTCTGAACTTGAATTTGGAAGAAGTCCTTACAGTATTCTCTGCACTTTTGAGGAAAAGGTAAAATATGCTATTGCTTCTTTATGTGGAGTATATGTAAAGGACGAAATACGTGAAAAGTATCTTACTGAAATCGAAAGAATTGTTTGTAAGTATATTCCCGATTGTAAAGAAATCACTTTTGAAACCAGATATGAAAATAAGTATGTTAGAGAAACTGATAAGAAAGAATTTACTTGGCTTACAGAAAAAGAATGGGCAGATGAACCTCATGGAGAATTTGACGTTGTAGGTAAAGTCTATGGAGATGATAATACTTATTACTTTGCATGGTATGAATATGAATATGATGATACAGGTAATGTAGACCATCAGAGTGCAGGACTTCTGTATAATTTCTTAGAAAGTCATAATTTGTCTCTTGAAGATTTTCTCACTCATAGAGAATATTGGGTAATTATTGACGGAGACGAATATTGTGAGTTTGAAAAGCAGTATAAGCATCAGATTATTAATGTAAATAATATTGCAGAAATATATCCTAAATTCTTAACAGGGAATGAAAGTGAACAAGAACTAATAGAATGTTACGAAGCAAGGGAAACCGCCCTAGAAATTACTGATATTAAAGATGAAGAGGTAAATGAAAATGAAGAATGATAAAATTTATATTTATTTTAAAGATGGGAAAGTAGATGTATGGAAGTCTAAACAGTATACGGATTATTACTATGACCGTAAATGTTTCATTGTTATTAAAAAGAAGCGTTGGATGGGAATTTATAATTTAGATAGTATTGATGCTATTGTAATTGGAGGAACACATGAAGAGTAAGATTAGAGAAGGAATTTTTGAAACAAATTCCTCTTCTATCCACAGTCTTGTTCTTTTAAATCAAGAATTATCTAAACCCAATTTAAGAGAATTACGAATAAATAAAGATGGAGTAATTAAAATTCCTCTTGGTTATTTTGGTAAAGATTATCGAATTTATTCTAGTCAAAAAGAAAAGCTTTCTTATATTATGACCTTTTTTTATTGTTGGTTTGGTGAAGATATAACAAAATTTGAAGATAAAGATGACTGGGAAGCGAGTTACTGGGCAGATATAAAAAAAGCAATTATAGATTATATTAACACATCTTGTCCAGATAAACATTGTACAAATATCGTTCCTGTACTTCCTAAAAAGATTAAAACTGAATATGGTTATTGTGATTGGGAGGTAGGTTTTGACCATCAGACTTATCCTTCATATTTAGATGATTGTATTGTAAATTTATATATTCCTCAAAAAGTAGTTGAATTTATTTTTAATAAAAATGTAGGATTGGAAACCAATTGTGATTAAAGGAGATTAGACCATGAAGAGAACTATTAGATTTAATGTATTTGAAACTAATTCTTCTTCTACCCATTCTATTTGCATATGCACTAAAGAAGAATATGAAGATTTTAAAAATGGAAAATATTATTATGATGATTACGAAGACACCCTTGTATCTAGTAATAGTGTAACAATAGAAAGTGATGAAGATGAATGGCAATATTTAACTTTTAAAGATTTTTGGGATGATGACTATCTTGATGGATATAAAAAAGAATTTACTTCTCCCTCTGGAGACAAAATGGTAGCATTTGGTAAATATGGTCATGATTAAGGAGATTAAATTATGAAAAGAACTATTAGATTTGGAATGTTTGAAACTAACTCTTCTTCTACACATACCCTTGTTGTTTGTACTAAAGAAGAATATGATGCTTGGAGAAAGGGAAAAACATTACTTGACCGTTGGAAAAACTATGAATATGATTTTCATAGAAAAGACCCTTTTTTTGTTCCTAACACTGAAGAATATAGAAATGATGAAGAGGGACAGTATGTGACTTATGAAGAATATTGGGATGAAGAGTATCTTGAATGTTTTGATGAAGAATATACTACCCCTTCTGGTGATGTGGTTAGAGTATTTGGTAAATATGGTTGGGATGGTTAAGGAGGAAATATGAGAAAAGTAATTAGACATCAAGCTTTTGAAACCAATTCCTCTTCTATCCATGCTATTTGTGTTAGTAATGAGACTCCTTTATATCTTCCATCTTTTATCTATTTTGGCAGAGGCGAATATGGATGGGAATGGGAAAAATATGATTGGGAAGATGAAAAAGCAAATTATTTATATGAATGTTTAATTGATTTGTATTATGATTGGACTAATGATGATGATACCAAGTTATTAGAAGTATGTGACCAAATTAAAGAAGATTTAGCTTCTTATGGAATTAGTTGTAAATTTGAAGAATTTGATAGAGATAGTTTATTTGCAGGTTATGTTGACCATGGTGGAGAAAATAGAGAATTAGTAGAGTATCTTCTTTCGGATTCGGAAAATTTAATTAGATATTTGTTTAATAGTGATAGTTATATTCTTACTGGAAATGATAATGATTGGTATGAACCAGATTATTTCAAAATGCCAAATGATTATTATGGAATTCAGTTTATGAAATATAACTAATAAGGATTGACAAAGTTAAAAGGATATACTATAATGAAAACAGTAGTTAGATATAAAGTTTTTGAAACCAATTCTTCTTCCAGTCATAGCTTATGTGTTTGTACTCCAGAAGAATATGAAAAATTTGTAAAGAAAAAATTGGTAATAGATATTAATAATGATAAATTAATTCCTCGTCCTAAAGATTTTAAAAAATATGAAGTTCCAGATGATGAAGGAATGAGTGAAGAAGAACCTAAATATATAGGCTATAATTATGAACCAGACGCTTATTTAGAATTTGAATCCCCTTCTGGAGATAAAATGGTAGCTTTTTGTTATGAATATTATTATTAAAGAAAGGTATAAATAAACTAAATGATTACACTTATTGGTAAATACACAAACGGAAACGTAAACACAAGAATTTATTCAGACGGAACTAAAATTAGAGAAACTATGGATGACGAATTTAGACCAGAGTTTCCAGAGAATTTTGATTGTAATATTTCTACTTATTGCACTAATGGTTGTGCTTTCTGCTATGCGGGTTGTTCTGAAAAGGGTAGAGATGCTGATTTAATGAGTTTTACAAATATTTGGGATAATCTGCATCCATATACAGAAATTGCACTTAATCTTAACTCTAACATTCCTGCACATTTTACTGAATTTCTTGTAATGCTTAAAGAAAAAAGAGTAATTGCAAATGTTACAGTAAATCAGAAACAACTTGTTGAATTTTGGGATTATCTTCTTGAACTCACTGAGAAAAAACTGATTCATGGTATTGGTATTTCATTAAATAATGTTGATGAACTTATTAGCCTTAATATCCCTAAGTATTTCCCCAATGCCGTAATTCATACTATTGTAGGAATTACTACTGCAACTGATTATACTAGACTCGCTGACAGTAGACATAAAGTTCTTATTCTTGGATACAAAAATGTAGGCAGAGGAAGATTTTATACTATAGATAGATGGGCTAGTCGTAGTTTGAACTCTAGTTGGCTTTATGATAATCTTGAATCTTTAAAAGATAAGTTTAAGGTTCTTAGTTTTGATAATCTCGCTCTTGAACAGCTTAATGTAAAGCGTATTCTGACTCCCGAACAGTGGGAACAGTTTTATATGGGAGATGACGGTACTTTTACTCTGTACGTAGATTTGGTGTCTGAAACCTTCGCAAGAAATAGTATTACAGATATTAAATATCCTATTGATGGAATGACTGTTGATGAAATGTTTAAGGTAATTCGGGAGGAGAATAATGTTTGATAACAAACAGGTGAGGATAACATTACGAATTATTTTATTAACTACACTTTTAGTTTTATTTAAATTAACTAGTATAGATGAATTTTCTAATATTGAGATTTATGCTTTTGATTCTTGTATTGTTGTTTTAACATCTGTTTGGACTGCTGTCGAAATATTAGATTATGAAGGGTGGAAACGGTGAGAACAGAAGAAGAAAATAAAAAGATTATTGATGAATACCCATTTTTAAGGTATATACACTGGGATAGAAAAACCAGAACTTATAAATGGAATTATAAAGTAACTATTTTAGATATTGAAATTCCAGAAGGTTGGGAAGACTTAATCCTTTGTATGGCTGAAGATATTAAACCATTACTTGAAGAGAGCGGTCAGCTTTATGATTTTTTTGCTGAACAAGCTAAAGAAAAATTTGGTGAACTTCGTTTTTATCATAATGGTAAATGTCCCGAAGAAGTAGATGAAATTATAGAAGATTATAGTGCTTTATCAAGAAACGTCTGTTGGATATGTGGAAAGCCAGATGTACCTCATCTTTATGATGGATGGGAAGAGCCTTGGTGTAGAGATTGTTATAAAAATAAAGAGTTTTGGGATGAAGTGAATAATGACCCAGAAGTATCTAATAGAATGGCTGATAGTAGAAGTTGGAGAATATTTTCTAAAGACGAGGATGGTACTAAAATTTATTCAAGAGATATTTCAGATAAGGCAGAAAAAATTAGAAAGAGATATGCTGAAAGGATAAGTAAATGAGTATTGAAGACAATAAGAAATATAAATTAGTTTTTACTAAAAAGGATGCTTGTGGTTTTCAACAGGGTCATGTTTATGCAATGACTTTTACACAGGATAAAAAAACAAAAGCATGGACTGGAATTGCCTCTTATGATTATACAAAAGAATGTTCTGTAAATTTATATTATCCTTTAGCATCTTCTCTTTCTATAGATAGATATTTTATAAATTATGAGGAAAAGTCATGGATATAAATACTACAGATAAAGAAATTGAAAAATATATAGAGGAACAAAGTGGAGAAGATATAGCTATTGGATATTTTACTAATCCTAATTATGCAACAGCAATTTTAGGAATGAGTGGAGATAATCGACTTGTTTATTCTTATGATAAAATGGTAGAGTATCTTCTTGAAATTAATAAAGATTGGGATGGAATAGACGCTATTGAGTGGTTGGATTATAATGTAGTTTCTACTGTCCCATATATGCCCAATTCTCCTATAATTGTATATGAAATAATGGAGTAAGATTATGAACACATATTTTGATTGTGCGGCAACAACTAAACCAGACCCATTAGTAATAAGAGATATTACTGAATCCATGCAGAAGGATTGGTATAATCCTTCTGCAAATTATAATAATGCCAGAAAAGTTAGATTAAAATTAGACCATGCTAGAGAGCAGATAGCTAATTATATCAATTGTGAACCAGAAGAAATATATTTTACGTCTGGAGCAACTGAAGCTAATAATTGGGCTATGTATTGGAATATGTTGGATAATGAAAATATTACTCATGTTTTTACTGATACCATTGAGCATCCTTCTATTTATCAACTGTTTAAAAATAATAGAAGTTCTGAATTGCCTATATGTCATACAAATATGTTTCCTGTGTCTAATTTTAGCGGAGAGATTAATCTAAAAGCAGTTAAAAATATTTTAGAAAAGACTTCTAATGATAAATACGCAGGAAAATTTATTGTGGGTATTTCAATGATAAATAATGAAGTAGGAACTATATTTCCTATTAAAACAATATCTGACTATGTTTCAAAATATTGTTCTGGATATTTTCATGTGGATGCCACACAAGCATTAACTCATATGCCCATTGATGTAAAAGAATTAGGGATTGATACAATGTCATCCTCTTTTCATAAATATGGTGGTGTTAAAGGAGTTGGATTTTTATATTGTCGAAAAGGTGTGCCTTTAACTCCTATGTTATTAGGTGGTCATCAAGAAAATAATATGAGGGCAGGAACAGAGAATATTCATTATATTACTGCTATGGGCAATCATATTGAAAGATTATCCTATACAGATAAAGAGAGATGGATGAAAGTAGAACAACTTTCAAAATATTTAACAGAACAATTATATAATACTTATTCTATTCATAATTGTCCTATTCGTAAAAATGGTGGAGAAAATTGTAGCCCTTATATTAACTCATTTACTATTATGAACATTAGTGCTAAAGACCTAATTACTTTATTAGATATGGACGGTATTCAGATTTCCGCAGGTTCAGCTTGTTCTTCTGGTGAAAATAAACCTAGTAGAGTATTAAAAGCCCTTGGTTTATCGGACGCAGAAGCAAGAAATACTATTCGCATTAGTATAGATGAAAATAATAATAAAAGAGATATTGATTATCTTTGTAATAGATTAGCTACGCATATTAATTTTTTAAAGAAATAAGGAGTAAGTATGAATGTCAATATATGGTTATAAGATACATAATTTCGTAGCAGGCTCAATATTTGAAACAAATCAAGGTGTCAGAGACCATTATGACATGAAACCTGCTATGTTAACAAATAGTCTTTTTAAAGATTTTTTAGATAAACATGGATTAAATGTTTATAAAGGAGAATCTACAAGGGATATTATTTGTATTGAATTTAAATATGGTTCTAGAAGTTATGAAGAAGAAGCTAAACATTTAAAGAATCTTATTGAAGAAACTGAAACTGATTCTACTTTAGAGGAAGAACAGCGTAAAGATAAAATAACTAAATTAAAAGAACTTCAAGAAAGATGTGAACAAAACAAAGATAAATATATAAAGTATAATAAAGACGCATTACGTCATTTATTTTATAGAGATGGAGTTGATATTACTTGGAATACCAGAAATAAATCTGGTAAAATAATTGATTCTGAAACCATTCACTATAAAATGCTTTATAGAACAGCAGGAAAAGCTAAAAAAGGCTCTTGTATGTTTATCAGAGAAGAATTATATGATGTTGCAAGAACTTATTTATATATGGGAATTCAACTTCCAGAAGAAAATGCTCCTATTGTGGAAATTGGTGCTTACTCTTCATTGGTTACTAGTACAATTGTTGGTAAGATTAAAATTGACCCACACAATATTTTAATATTAAAAGACGTTGATTCTTATTTTACCAGAGATGTTGTAAGTATTGAGACAAACAAAGATAAAGAGTGTATTGCTGTTCGTAAAGATAATTATCAATTAAAAAATACTTTGTTTGATGGACAAGGTTTAATTGACCATTCTATATTCCCAAATTGGGCAGATGGATATGTGCTGTTAAGACAGCATATGTGTAAGATGGCATGTTTTGACACTAATCTTCAATTATGGTTTAAAGATTATTATAAAGAAAAATATGATACTGCTGAAATTGAAGATATGTTTGGCATTAAACATAAAGTAAAAGATATACTTCTTGTTACCACAGATAATGCTATGAAATGGTTAAAGTTTGATATTTCCTATGAATATTGGTGTCAAAAAGTAATTGAAGATAATGATTCAATGTTCGGTATTGTTAAAACCTCCCATCCTAGCAAACTTGGAAATGTTCAACAAATGTCCTATCAAATGATTAATGCTCTTGATGTAAGTAAAATGGGAAATATCATAGCTTGTTCTGTTGACTATATTAGAATGTTGAAGACAGATAATAGAGCATTTCTTGATTATCTTAGAAAAAATAACAATTTCTCAAATGATTATGATGTATTAATTGCTTTGGTAGAGCAAGACCCAGATTTTATATATAGTTCTTATTTTAAAGAAAGACGAAAAAGAATTCTTTCCAATTATGTAAAAAATGTAAAAGTGGGTAAAGTAATTAATAACGCAGATAATCTTACTATTGTAGGTTCTCCTTATGCCATGTTACTTCATACAGTTGGAGAGGACGTAGAAAAAGATGATACTTTTTTACATGAAGATGGTTGTATTCAATGTTATACTGGACGTTTTAAAGATGGAGAATATTTAGCCTCTTTTAGAAATCCATATAATAGTAAAGAAAATATGCTTTATTTACATAATCACTATGATGATAGAATAAATAAATATTTTAATCTTGGTGAGCTTATTATCGCTGTAAATTTGTTACATACAGATTTTCAAGATAGAGCAAATGGCTTAGTAAAATGGGCCAGTTCCGTAGTAATACGGTTCTAAAGATATTCAGTGAAAATTGGAAAGCTAAGTAATTATATATTATATGCTAATCAATTACGAAACTTGTTGAACTCTATATAAAGTAAACAAGAACGTTTAGAGACTAGTATTTGAGGATTAGAGACCAATAACAATACCACGAGTGCTGAATACCCTACTATTATTTTATAAATAATAAGGGTAAAGAGATAGTCCGATACTTTTATGAAAATAAGAGATGCTTTAGATAAAGAACTAAAGATAGAACAAATGCAGACCAAGATTCTGATATGGTTTATACAACTAATCATCCAGATATAGTTGATTGTGCCAGACAGTATTATAAAGATTATGCCACTATAGTAAATAATATCCCCAAAGAAAAAAATGTTTATCATAATACTTCATATGATTTTGCAAGAGTAGATAATAATTTAGCGGCTAGTCAAATAGCTATAGGTGGTTCTTCTAATTTAGCGCAAATATGTTTATCATATACTTATAATTTTGATGACCAGAAATATAAAGATTATGTTTGTATATTGAGTACGCTTGCGCAATGTGCAATAGATAACGCCAAACGCACGTTCGATATTGATTTAAATAATGAAATAAATCGTATTAAATCTGATATGAATATATCAGAAAACGGTTATCCTATTTTTTGGAAAACAATAAAAGAATTTAACGACAGTCGTTATATGAAGCGTAGTAAAACTACTACAAAAAAGAAAAAGGCTTTTTATAATCCAGAACTGACTTGTCCAATGAATTATTTATATGAAAATGATATTAATGTCGTTACTCCAAGTTCGCCAACCTATACCATGGATAATTTTTTTGTTAATTATCCATTAGATGTATCTAGAAAGAAATGTAAAGCTGTAGAAGAATTAATTGAAAAATATTCTTGGGATTTATTGTTTAAACAAATTACGAACTATGAAGAAGATTCAGATGAATATTTATTATTAAGAAATGATTTTGATGAAATGATTAAAGATATTCGAAGTGTAAATATTTCTGGAAATTATTTAGGGTTAATGTCTTGGTTAATTGATAGAGCATTTACTATTAGTCCCAGTGTTAGAAGTAATAATAAAAAGATAAAAAGTAAATTAAATAAAAATAAAACTATTTTATTACAAACTTTATATTCAGTTAATTCAAAACAATTTTTAAAATGTTTTTCAAAAAATATAACTAGTAATAAATAATTTTAGGGACACCGAAAAAAAATTATCCTTAAAAAACATAATAAAAATAGGTGTTTTTTAAGAGTAAGAATTGTCCATAAATGATAAGGGAAAAATAAATATAAAAACAATATAGAAATATTTTAAAAAATATAAAATATATTTATTAATAAATTATTATAGGAGAATAAAAATGAGTACTTATAGATTAGGTAAGGATGTAACTGACCATTTTAATTCTTTTGAAGAAGTAGCTAAGATGTTTGGTTGCAAACCTGTTTCCAAGAAAACAAAAAATGAAAAAAGATTATTAAATCAGCGAGAAAGATTTTATAAGAAACACAAGTGTAAAGCTTGTGGGCAATTTATGACCTATATTTCTGACACTAATGTTATGACTTGTACTAATCCAGAATGTAATGGTATTAAAAACACTTTTACAGATAAAGATGGAAACGAAAAAGTTATTTATAGTGTTTCATTTGATGAATTAGATGAAAAGGGTTCTGATATTGCACGTAATATTCTTTCTTAATGATTAATATAAAAAATACATAAAAAAATTTTTAAAGATTAAAGGAGATTAAAAAAATGAATAATGCTGAAATGATTAAGGAAATTGCTACTAAGACTGGTTTTACTCAGAAGGATACTAAGGCTGTTGTTGATGCCATGAAGGAAGTTGTTTATGGCACACTGGCTAATGGTGAGGAAGTAAAGGTCTTTGATGGTCTGACAATGGTTACTGCTTCTAGGGATGCTAGAGTGTGTAGAAATCCTCAGACTGGTGAACCTGTTAACGTTCCTGCTAAGAGAACAGTTAAGGCTAAGATTGGTAAGCACCTCAAGGATGCTGTTCTGTAATTAAATAATATATAAATATAATCAGACCTTGTAGCAATACAAGGTCTGATACTGACGCAGGTTGGAGAAGTCTGGAATCTCGTGAGGTTCATATCCTCAAAATCGTGGGTTCAAATCCCACACCTGCTACTACAAGTGGAGCACTCTACACTATAAACGGATGCTTTCTAACGGCTGATAAAACACTGGAAAAACAAAGTGTTTTATCAGCCTTTTTTGTGGTTCTATAGTTTATTCGGCTAAAACACTAGCCTGTCACGCTAGAGAGATGGGTTCAATCCCCATTAGAATCGTTATAGCCTATGGCTAAATTTATGATTATCATGAGAAGGAAATAAATATGATTAAAATTACTAAAGAAGAAAGTAAATACTTACAGCGTAAAGGATTTAAATTTGGTTCTACTTTACATAAAACAGTACATGGTCACTCTTATTATATGAGTGAATATTATGATGCTGTTAAATGTTTAGATAAGTATAGAAGTAATAAATTACTTCAGACATATACTAACCCTAATGACCAATCTATTTATGCTAGGAAGTGAATTTAATTATATGGGAAAAGAATTTTATAAAGGATATAAAATATTAAAAGGTGATACTGAATATATTAATAACCAAATGGCAAATGATGATTATATAAATTCATTTGTTACCAATGAATATCTTATTATTCAAAATACAGATGATAATTCTGAAGCTGAAATGAGATATGATGGAAAAAGATTTGTCAGTTTATATCTTCCATCTAATAAATTTATTAAAGGGAAAAATGCTTTACAGCGTTGTGCTTTAGATTTATTAAATAATAAAGATATTACTACTTGTGCTATTTTAGGAGGTTATGGTTCTGGAAAGAGTTATCTTTCTATGAAAATGGCTTTATATGCCGTTACAGAAAAAGGATGGCAATCTAGAATAGCTGTTATTAGAGAAGCTATTGGTTCTGGTAGAGAAGTTGGTTTTTTAAAAGGTGATTTAGAAGATAAGACTAATCTTTTTTTCTTACCACTTGCTCAACAACTTGACGGAGGTGAAGATGAAGTAGAACGATTAAAACGTCAAGGAGTGTTAGAATCTAATATCTTTTATTATTTAAAGGGTACAACTTATAATGATGCTATTATGCTTGTAGATGAAGCTGAAGATTTAGATGAAAAACAAGTTAAATTAGCAGGTACTAGAGTAGGAGAAAATGGACGTATTTTCTTCTCTGGAGATTATAAACAAGATGAATTTAATCGTTTTGAAAATAATCCTTTAGTAAGAATGTGTAATGAATTAAAAGGGAATCCTTTATTTGGATGTATTTATTTAGATGAAGATGTAAGAAGTACAACAAGCAAGATGTTTGCTAATTTATTTGAAGAATAAAAAATAATGATTAAAAGGAGAATACAATATATGGAAGAACATATTAATATTATACTTCCAGAAGGAATGACAATGGATGAGGATAAATCTGTTTTACCTAATCCAGATGAAGTCTTATATTGGAATAATTATAAAAATAGAACTTTTTATATAGATTATGAAATTGAAGATGATTATGAATTATTGGAATTAAGTAAAATAATTGTTCAATTTAATATGAATGAAATTAATATTCCAGAAGAAGAATTAAAACCTATATATCTTTTTATCCATAGTTATGGTGGAGATTTAGAACAAGCTAATTATTTTTGTGATTTAATTGAATCTAGTCGTATTCCTATTTATACAATTGCTATGGGTGCGGCAATGTCAGCGGGTTTTCTTATATTTTTAAGCGGAAAACGTAGGTTTGTTTTTAATCATACACAACTTTTAGTTCATAGTGGTAGTGGTGTGCTTCAAGGAACGGCTGAACAAATTGAAGAAGCACAAAAAAATTATCAGCGTCAAATTGATGGTATGCGTGATTTTATATTGAGTCATACTACTATTGATATTAAAACTTTTAACAAAAATAAAAAGAAAGATTGGTATTTAACTTCAGAAGAAATCGTTAAATATAATGTTGGAGAAATAATTCATTCATTTACGGATTTTTATAATATAAAAACAAAGGAGTAATCAGATATATGATTGAAGTAAAGAGATTGCCAAATGAATCTGATGAATCTTTAATTTATAGAGTATGTTCTATGAAAGACAGTTTTGGAACTTGGTCAGAAGTTAGAGATATACTTAATAAATTACTAGATAAAGATTATTCAGAATCTAAATATAGAAAATGGTATAAAGTTTATCAAGCGGGTCTTGAAGAAGGATTAAAAAAAGGTCAATCTGATTCTGATTATTCAGACTTAGATGATAAACTTAATGCTTTAAAGAAGGAAAGAAAAAAAATACAAGCATTAAATGTTGAAAGAAATAAATATGATAGAGAAGAGGCTAGACGAGAATTATTTTACGAACAAATTGCAGAGAATATAACATCTTTACCATTAGTATCTTTCGGTCAAATCCCAGAAGAAGAAAATGTAGACCTCCATAATTTTGAGGAAGAATACGTTTTATGTTTAGCAGATATTCATGCAGGTGCTAAATTTAAAGAAAGCTATGATGAATATTCTATGGAAATAGTTCAAGAAAGATTTTTGTGTCTTTTTGATGAAATGGCTTATTTTATAAAAAATAAAAAAATTGGTCATCTTCATGTATTAGAATTAGGAGATACTGTACAAGGATTAATTCATTTGAATGATTTAAAAATTATTGATTCTTCTATGGTTAGGACAATTGTTGAAATAAGTAGATTAATTGCAGAATTTTTAAATCAATTATCCTCTATTACTAAGATAACATATTATCATTGTGGTAGAGCAAATCATACACAAATACGTGCTTTTAATGCTAAAGCAAATGAATTAGCCGAAGAAGATGTAGAATATATTATAGGACATTATATTCAAGATTTATTACGAAACAATGGACGGGTGGAAGTAATTTTACCAGATATTAATCAATCATATATAAAATTAGGTGTTAGGGCTAATGACATTTATGCTATGCATGGTCATCAATTAAGAAATACGGATAAAGCTATTGATGATGTAAGTAATTATTTGGCAGAGACAGTAGATTATTTAATTGTTGGTCATGAACATTGTTCCAAAGAAATTACCACTAATGCTTATTCAACATTTGATAAAGAAGTGCTTGTATGTCCTTCATTCATAGGTTCAGACCCTTATAGTCATTCAATATTAAAACGGACACATGGGGCTGTAAAAGTTTTTGGATTTAATGAAGTTTATGGTCATAATGAGACTTATAAGTTTATATTAGATTAATTTTTGATTCAGTGGGGGAGTTATTTGCTCTCCCACTTTTATATATATGCTCTTATCCGCTAATGGTAGGCGAAGTGATTTGTAATCACTCAATCTCTGTTCAAATCAGAGTGGGAGCTTTTATTTTAAAATTAGATTAAAAGGAGATGATACCTATGGCTTTTTTAATGGATGCTTTGACTGAAGAAGAAGTCAAAAAAACTGGTGTAGCTGAAATAAGAAAGCTATACGTAAAACTAGCTGATTATTACAATAAACTTAAAAATTTAGATTATGTTTATTGTCATAAATGTGGAGAGTTTAAATCTAAAACTACATTTTATCAGCACAAAGAATATGCTTCGGGCTATTTTCCAATTTGTAAAGATTGTTTATTACAAATGGTGGAGCAACGAACAAACAAAAAAGATAAACCAAACGAAACGAAAGAATCTGTACAAGAAGTATTACACATGATGAATAAACCTTATATTAATTCTTTATATGAAAATTGCGTTAAAGGTGTACTTGATGATACTGGTGAACGCACTAAAAATTCAGCATTTAAGGTATATTATGTCCAAATTTCCAGTCTTCCTCAATATAAAAATGATACATGGAAAAATTCAGATTTTGGTTATACTAAAGTTACTGAAGATGCTGAAGATGAAGAAGAAAATAAAAAGGAATTAATTAAAAAGGGTAGAAAAAGATTTGGGGCTTATCCTCAACAAGATTTATTATTCTTAGAAAAAGAATATGAAGACTGGGTTAGTCGTTATCCCTGTGATACAAAGAGTCAAGAAATATTATTCCAAGGTATTTGTTGTAAACAACTAGAAATTGATAAAGCCCAAAAACGTGAAGCTGATACTTCTAAATTATATAAAGATTTACAAGATATGATGGGTTCATTAAATATTAAACCTAATCAATCTGACGGTGATGGTTTAACTGATACATTAACTTTCGGACAATTGATTGCTAAATGGGAAGATGAAAAACCTATTCCAGAACCCGAAGGAGATTTTAAGGATATTGATAAAATTGGGCTTTATATTGATGTATTCTTTAAAGGTCATTTAGCAAAAATGATGGAATTAAAAAATGGATATTCTGCTTTATATGATAAATTTATTAATAAGTATACAGTAAAGAAACCAGAATATGATGGTGAAGACTCTACTTCCGAAAGTTTATTTAATAAAATATTTGGACAAGCTGATATATGATTGAAGAAAGAAAAAAATCAGTCCAAGAACTAGAAGCAGATAAAGCCCAAAAAATAATGAATACTGTAGCTTGGAGGGCAGGTTTTTATAGGGCAAATCCTCACAGATTTGCAGAAGAAGTCTTAGGAATTACATTAAAATTATTCCAAAAAATACTTTTATTTGCAATGATGCATAATAATTATATTATGTATCTTGCCGCAAGGGGTCATATGGCTCTCCTGCATAGAAATATACAGGTAATAAAGAATGGAAAATCGGTAAAGACTAAGTATTGAAAATATATGTTAATACCGAGGTAAAGCACAAATAACGAAAAGGTTGTGGCTCACCGTAACGCATAGGGTTGAATAAATATAATATCCCACGAGTCCGTTCTACCTTAACGTAAAGTCGAAGGTAAAAATGTATGCTAGACTGAATTGGAAATGACCAATTGATGAAAATGAGGGAAACCTCCAGAGTATAGGATAAAAAACCTATAGTTAATAACATTCGCAAGGTAAGACATGGCTAACCGCCCTCTTTTGCTGTATATATTGTATTTTATACCCCGGCACTAAAATTGTTATTAGTAGTGGTACTATTAAACAAGCTAATGAGGTATTACTTAAAATAGAAGAAATATTTATGAAAGAGTCTCCTATTTTGAGACAAGAAATATTAGTTTGTAAAGTGGGACAAAATGATGCAATTGTTGTTTTTAGAAATGGTTCTATTATAACTACAAGGGTTTCAAATGACAATGCTCGTTCTGCTAGAGCAAATATATTAATTATTGATGAAGCTAGACTGGTAGATAAAAATACTTTAAATACAGTATTAAGAAAATTCTTAACTTCTCCAAGACACCCTAAATATTTAGATAAACCAGAATATGCTCATCTTCAAGAAAGAAATAAAGAAATTTATATGTCATCTGCTTACTTTAAAAGTTCCGAACTTTATGAAAAAGCAAAAACATATACAGTTAATTTCTTTGATGATACTAAAAAATATTTTATTTGTGGCATTCCTTATCAAGTATCAATTAAAGAAGGTTTGCTAATGCGCTCACAAGTCGAAGATGAACGTTCAGAAGCAGACTATAATGAGATTCTTGACCAAATGGAAATGGAGTGTTTATGGTTTGGAGATACAGATGGAGGATTATTTAAATTTAATGATTTAAATCAAATTAGACGATTAAAGAATGCTTTTTATCCTTTGAATTTCTATAACGAAAGTATCCCTGTACCTAAAGTTTCTTTCCAGAATAAACGAATATTATCAGTAGATATAGCTTTAATGGCATCTAATAAAAGTAAAAAAAATGATGCTACGGCTATTTATATAAATGATGCTTTACGTGCAACAGATGTAACCTATCAAGCTAATTTTGTATTTGGACAAACTTTTGAAGGTAAGACAACAGATGAAGTAGGTTTAATTGTAATGAGATATTTTTATGAATATCAATGTACCGATTTAGTACTTGACTGTAACGGTAAAATATTGCCGCTTTTATCAGTGATGATAAAATGAAAAGAACGGAATTAAGCGAAAAGGCTGAAACGCTAATTCGAACCGAAGGCTATTTTTAAAAGAATGGTCAGGGGCAACGCATAGATGCTGACACTAAGTAGTTAGAATATAATGCATCCAAGAGTCCGTTCTATCTATATTTAATATATAGATAAAAAAGTATGCTAAACTAACGAGAATGTGTAATCGTTAGAATTATAGGATAAAAAACCTATAAGTTAATAAATTGAATGGTCTAGGTGTGTACGATTTTATAATTAAAGACCAGTATGACCCAGAAACAGGAAAGGTTTATAAAGCTTTAACTGCTAAAAATAGTCAAGAAATGGCTGAACGTTGTAAAGTTAAAGATGCTAATAAAGTAGTGTGGACAGTAAAAGCAACTCCAGCTTTTAATAATGAAATTGCCATTTTATTACGTAATGGTATTAAGAATGGTAGAATTAATCTCTTGGTACAAGAAATGGGTATTGATGAGATTCTTGCTAAAAATTATAAACCATATAAGAGATTACTTCCTAAACAACAAGATGAAATGAAAATATCTTATGCTGAAACAACTATGGCTATATATGAATTAATCAAATTAAAACATTTTGTAAAAAATGGACAAATATCTGTTGTTGAACCTAGCGGTTTTAGAAAAGATAGATACTCTTCTATTGCTTATAATTTCTGGTGTATGCGCCAATTGGAACTAGAATTAAAGCCCAAAAACAATGGTGTTGATAGTTTACTTAATAAATTAACAATCCGTAGAGGAACTTACGGTAAAAAATTAATATAAAGGGGGTGCTGTTTTGGCACGACAAATGAAAAGAGCAAAAGGGGTTTCAGCTAATACAGCACCTTCCTCTCCTACTATTAATCAAGAAAGTAAGAGAATGACTGCCGCTGAAGCCAGAGAATTTTTTAATCAACATTCTGAAGAAATAATGGGAATTAATTTTGAAAAAGCAGAGCAAGGTTTAAAATTATTAACAGATTTACAGAAAACTACTACTAAAACCACAAATGCTTTTACAAAAGAAAATATTATTTCTTATTTGAAGAATGTTGGAAGTAATGAAGCTAGATTAAGAAATCTTTCATGGTATCTTTTTTATCGTTCACAGCTTTATAGAAGACTTATTATTTATAACGCAACAATGTTTAATCTTGATGCGAGGTCTGTAATTCCTAATTATTCTTTAGTTGAAGATAATAATGCGGATGATATTATGGCTTCATATTATGAAACATTAGTAGCTATTGATAATATGGCATTACGAAGAGAGATGTATAAAGTATTCGTTACTTGTTTTGTACAAGATGTATTTTACGGTGTACATTTTTATGATGATACTGGCTTTTTTATTATGCCTCTACCTGCCGATTATTGTCAAATTAAAGGTAAATATATGAAGGGAACTTATTGCTTTGCAATGAGAATGGATTATTTTACTGGTACAAATGAATATATGCTTGAGTTATTAGGTGAACCTTTTGAATCTATGTATAGAGAATATCAAAAGGACACTATGAATGGTAGATGGCAAATAGTTCCCGAAGAATATTCTTGTTGTTTAAAATATAGTTCTGAAGATTGGCAACTTCATATTTTGCCTTTTATAGGATTATTACCAGATTTAATTCAATTAGAGGACGTTAAAGATATTCAAGCTATAGCTGATGCACAAGCTATTTATAAATTAATTTGGGTAGAATTAGAAACTATTACAGGTTCTAAAAACATTGACGATTGGAAAGTAGACCCAGAATTAGTTATTAAATATTTTAATAGGATGTTAAACGAGGCTTTACCATCTTATACTTCAGCCGCTATAGTGCCGGGAAAATTACAAACAATTAATTTTGATGATAATGATACAAATGATGTTAACAGAGTTTCAAATGCAGTTAAAAATGTTTTGAATTCTGGTGGTGGTGGTCAAGTATTAAATTCCACTGAATTAACAGGTACAACCGAAGTAGAGACTGCTTTGAAAGTAGATACTGAATTTGCTATTGCTTCTCTTTTACCACAAACCGAAGCTTATGTTAATACCTTTTTATTTTATAGTGTTTCTAATCCTTCTAAAGTTAAATTCTTTCATGTGTCTATTTATACACAAGATGAATTAAAAGAATCTTTAATGACTGCGGCTCAATATTCTTTACCCACTAAATTAGCCTATAACACTTTGAACGGATTTAGTGAGTTAGATACATTAGCTTTAAATTATCTTGAAAACGATGTATTAGGATTACAGGATAAATTTATTTATCCTTTAAATTCTAGTTTTACATCTAATGGAGATGCTGTGGCTAATGGAGATACTGACCCTGTAACAGGTGGCAGACCAAGTAAAGATGCTAAAGATTTAACAGATGACGGTGAAGCTAGTAGAGAAAAGAAAGAAACGGCAAGAGGTTAATAATTATGGATAAAAAAGAGAAAAAATTATTTATTAAAACAACTGACCCAGATACTAAAAGACAATTAGAAGAATTAGGATTTCAATTAATTTCTTCTGATTCTAGTGGGTGGACTTTTTTAAATGATTCTAAAATTATTTTTGATAATAAAGAAGTTAAAGTAATACATACAAATACTTTAAATCTCTAAGGGCTAATAGCTCTTATTTTTTATATAATTCTAAAAGAAAGGAGGTATTAGCGTTTTGAAGAGATGGCTAACATTAGACAATTTATATGATTTTTATGTAAAACAAAATCAATCCGTCAGATTTAATGCCCAAGAAGCAGGTGGATGTTTGGCAGTTTTAGTTCCTGCTACTATTCAGACATTTGAAAAAGATGAACAATCTAGTCTTGTTCCAGTCCATTTAAAGGCATGTCATACAGAGAGAAATCGTAATGGTAGCAGTATTAAAGAATCTGTAATGAAATCAAGGTTATCTACTTTTCATAATAAACCCATTTTAGCCTTTATACATAAAGTAAATGATGAAGAAGAATTTGGTGGACATGAAGTACACGAAGAAAATGATGAGTTTGTTTATGATGAAATACCTGTAGGAGTCGTTCCAGAATCTTGTAATGGTCACTTAGAATATGACAGTGAAAAAGATAAAACCTATGTTCATGTAGATGGATATTTATATGGACAATATAATCACGCTCCACAAATATTAGAGCGAAAAGGTGGCGAGTCAAAAGTAAGTGTAGAGTTAAATGTATATGAGTTATCTTATGATGCAAAAGATAAAGTATTAAATATAGATGACTTTGAATTTGCAGGTGTTACTATACTTGGTGTTGACGAAGACGGAAATGAAATTGGTGAAGGTATGGAAGGTTCAAACATTACCTTGGCTGATTTTAGTGCTAAAAATAATAGTACTATAAATGAAAAATTATTAAAGGAAATTGAGAAGCTTAATGCTACTCTTTCGACTTTTAATATAGATTCATCTTTAAAGGAAGGAGGAAAACCCGAAATGAAATTCGAAGAAATTCTTGCTAAGTTTGGTAAGACTTTTGATGATATTGATTTTGAATATGAGGATATGTCAGAAGAAGAATTCGAAGCAAAGCTTAACGAGTTATTTGCTGAAGCTGAAGAAACTCCTTCTGAAGAAGAGGATAATACTGAAGATGAAGAATCTTTTGAAGATAATTCCGAAGAAGGAACAGAAGATGTGGGAGCAGAAAATGACGAAAATAACGAAGATGAAGATAATGAAGAAGAATCTTCTGAATTCGCTCAAATTACAGGCTATTCTGTAAATTGTAGTGATGGTTCTGTTCATACATTTGAATTATCTTTAAATGATACAATTCAAGCCCTTTCTACTTTAGTTAATGATACATATTCTGAATCAGATAATACTTGGTATTCTGTCGTTGTGTATGATTCTTATGTTGTCATGGTTGATTATTGGAATGATAGATATTACAAACAATCTTACAAGAAGCGGAAAGATGTATATTCATTAACTGGAGATAGAGTAAGTGTATATCCTACATTCTGTACACAGGAAGAACTTGATAGTCTTGATTCTATGCGCTCTAATTATTCAGCTATTGAATCTGAATTAAATAAATATAAGGCTATTGAAAATGAAGCACAAATTAAAAATGTCTTTAGTTCTCATGATTACGCTTCAATTCAAGATAATAAAGAATATATTACTTTCTCACAAGAAGTAGCAAAAGATTATTCTAAGTACAATGTAGCAGATGTTATCACTAGATGTGATTCTATTCTTAATGAAGTAACAAAAGCTAAGAATAGGGAATCTTTTACTGAAAGTAATGAGGGAAAGAGACATATTCAAGTAGTTCCTATGTTTGAATCTAGGACTAAGAGTAATAAGAAATCCAGATATGGAAATCTGTTTAAGAAATAAATAAATTATATATTAATATTATGAAAGGAGAAAAATCATGGCTATTAAATATAGTATTGATTCCCATAATGTAGCCTTTCCTTCTAAGGTTAGAAGCGGCATGTGCGGTCATGTGCTGAATTGCTACATTACAGAAGATACCGACAATGGTGAACTTGTTGGTGTTACAAATTGGCATGGTTATGATGAATATAATACCACAACTGCCCCCAGTGATTTTGCAGGGGTGATTCGTGGACAGGCCGCTAATGGTCATTGGTATATTGAAGTTACTAATGCAGGTTCTACTCCCACTGTATTTATTCATCAGCCTGTTATTATTGCTGAAGATTTCACACGTAGTTTTACAAGAGAAAGCAATTTCTACAATCCCGCAGAATCCGTAGTTAAGGGTTATGTTCTGTCTGTTCTGGATATTATTGAAGAATCTGAAGTTATCTTTTCTGGTACTCCTGCTGAAGACAAGACTGTAACTTGGGACTCTTCTGCTAAGAAGTTTGTAGTTGGTGCTTAATCATCATTTGAAGAAAGGAGGATAAAAAAATGCCTAGAATTATGAATTTTTCTACTCAACATCTGTCCAATGTTTTTTCTAATGATGGCACGGACAATACTTATGATTATGATGCCGTTCGCAATCTGATGTTTGACCTTGCAAATGGCGAAGATATTTTTGATGAAGACGGCAATAGGATTTCTAAAAGAGAAGCTAATGATAAGCTGAGAAAAGTTATTTTTGCAGTTCTTGACCTGCCCGAAAAGGCTACAAAGAGAGACCGTAAGAGAGCATTAAAGAAACATGGTGCTGAACTGTTTGAAATTATTGAAGAAGTCGTAGATATGATTGTTGAAACTGGTTTCCACGAAAACGAGTTTTTCAATGATTATGTTGAATACAGAAACATTGCCGCAGGTGACGATGTTGAATTCTGGACAGATGAGAAGATTATTCTGTCTATTGCTCGTGTTTCTGGTTCACATCATGATTTCATACTCCAGAGACCTGCTGAAGGTCAGCCTTATACAATTCCGCTGTCCAGATATGGTGCGGCTGTTGGTGCTGATATTGACCGTTATCTTGTTGGTCAAGAAGATTGGGCTACTCTGGTTGGCATGATTGCTAAAGCTTTTACTATTAAGATTCAGAATGAGATTTTCTCTCAGATGATGAATGCTTATCAGAAGATTACCCCTCAGACTCAGTTTGTGGGTAATGGTACTCTGGGTGCTTCTACTAAGGATGCATTTGACCAGATTATTGCGAATGTTCAGATGGCTAATGAGGCTCCTGTTGTCGTAATGGGTACTAAACTGGCTCTGAAGAAGATTAATGCTCTGTCTGATGTTGATTGGAGAGCAGAAATTCAGAAGGAAGATGTTGCTCGTATGGGTAGGCTTGGTTCTTATGAAGGTGTCACTCTGTTTGAACTTCCTCAGAGATTTGAACTGAATGATATTACCAAGACTCTTGTTGACGATGACCTGCTTCTGATTATGCCCGCTGTTGACAACAAGTTTGTTAAGTTTATTGACCAAGGCGAGACTGAAATTGATGAAATCACTCAGAAGGGTGAGGAACATGGCAGGATTGATGATGTCATGAAATATGAAGTCCAGAGAAGCTTCGGTGTTGCCGTTCAGCTTGGACGTTATTTCGGTGCTTGGACTCTTGCTTAATATATTAAAATTATATGATTAAAAGGAGATTAAAAAATGGCACGTTCTATGAAAACTAAAACGACCACTAAAGTTGATACTGAAACTCAGTCTATTATTGAGAATTCTGTAGCTGAAGAAGTCGAAGAAAAAGAAGTTATCGAAGCAGAACCTAAGAAAAAAGTGTTTGCAAAAGATGACCTTATTCGTTGTCATTCCATTGCAGTTGGACAAACTTTTATGGATGGTAAAAAAACAGGTAATACCTATGTCTTTGAAGCTATGGGGGCTGAATCAGAAGTTGAATATCAAGACTTAATTGCGGCTGTAAATATTAATTCTAAATATCTTTTTAAGCCACTTATCGTAGTAGATGATAAAGATTTTATTAATCAAAGTCCTAAACTTAAAAAGTTTTATGATGGAATGTATTCTGTGGAAGACCTTACACAAATCTTCCGTCTTTCTCCTGCTAGAATTAAGGAAGAACTTGATATTCTTCCCGAAGGTGCAAAAGATTCCCTTAAATCTTTAGCTTCAGAATATATTGCTAAAGGTAAACTTGACAGTGTTAAAGTTATTAAAACACTTGATGAATATTTCGGTACTCAACTTATGTTGTTAACAGGTCTGTATGACGATTAATTAAAATAGGAGGTAAATTATGCTTTCTATTAGTTATGAAGAAGTCTTTTCAAGATTTTACACCAAGGTAGAAGCATATGACCTAATGAATTTATTTAAAGACGTAAAAATGCAGAATGCAATCTTATGCAGTTGGTTGCATTCTGCCCTATCTGCTCCTTACGTTTTTAGATTATTCTCTACTATTACTCTTCCAGAGGAAGATAATATAGAAGATTTAAGTAATATAGATAATAAAATTGATTTTGAATTAGAATATTCTATCAACGATTATTCAGATAAAAATTTTATTATTGAAGTATTGTCATACGGCATTGCTCTGGCTTGGATTGAACCCAAGGTAAATTCATTAGTTAATATTAGTCAAATGTTCGGGAGTTCTGCTGAAAAATGGTATGCTCAAGCTAATCATTTATCAGAAATTAGGGCTTTAAGAGATGATTTAAATATTAAACAACGTTCTTTAATTAGAGACCGTGGCTATAGTAATAATGATTATCTTGATGGTAAAAGTGCAAGTTCATCTTTAAGAGGAAATACGGAATAATGAAAACATTATATGGTACTTTTTCTGAAGAACAAATGGAGCAATATAAAAAGAAACTGCATAGTAAAATGTTTTGGATGTTATTGTACAAAGACCCAGAAACAGCGAATAAATATAAAAATGTAAATTATAATAATTATTTTGTTAATTTAATGAAAGAAATAAATGGTTTGAATGTAATTTTACAATATCCCGATGAGATTGTTGGGATTATGTCTATGCTTCAAGCCGCTTATTTAGAAACACAAGAAACACCTTTCAATTTTCAAAATTATAGAAAATTTGTTTTAGAGGCACACAATCTTGTTGACCAAATCAAGTAAGGAGGTGTGCTATGGCTATAATTACATTAGAGAATTATCAAAATATGTTATTAGGTAAAGGTGGTAATTTATCTGAAGTCCGAAAGAATCAATCAGATATGATTATGAATGTCACTTTTATGAATGATGTGGGTTATAAAAAAGTATATATCTTATCAAAAGAAAACGGATGGGAGTATGTAGATGCTAAATATGGTAAACATGCTTCTTATTCAATCTTAAAAGATGCTGTTGATAGCTATTTACAATTTAGACCACAAGTTCATTATCCTGTAGGTACTTATGTATTTATTCCAGATGATACTAGTCCAGAAATAGGTTTTTATGAATATCAACCCGAAGACCCCTTTAAAGACCTTAATTTTACAGTTAGTAAATTATGGATGATAGTTGGTAGAGATGATGCTACTCAATTTGTTAGATATAATATTATTAGATGTAATTGGAATTTTAGATGGGTTTATAAATTACATGGTGAATATCAGATTATGCATATTTGGGGTAGCGTTAGAAATGCTAATTCGTACACTAGTGGCGTATGGACGGCTGATTATATGACACAATTAGACCAAATTACCTCTGCATGGATGCCAGATACTTATCATTTATATGGTGATAAGTTATCTGAATTTGATATATGTGATTCTAGATATATCCAACATGATGAAAGATTTATGATTACAAATAATATAATTGACCCTAAGGTTTATCGTGTTACTAAAGTTCAAGATTTAGTACCTTTAGGATTAGTTAAAATGACTTTAAAACAAACTGAATTTGACCCTAGAGTTGATAATCCAAATTTATTATTATGTAATTATTATGACCGTATGGGTGAGATAAAACCTATTGAAACTGAAATTGTAGATGATAAACAATATGTGTCTATTATTTATCAAGGTGTTATTAATAGTAATGGAGAACTTGAAAAGGGTGAAGAAATATCTAATATTGTTCCTGTTGATATAGGGAAAACTATATATTTTATCACTGAATTTTATGATGAAGATTTTATTAGAGAGAATGTAGAATCTGAATATAGGATTGAAGTAATAGATGAAAATAATATTTTATCTAATGAAGATAAAAAATATTTAGAAAAGTTAGTTAAAATAACTGTCCTTGATGTTAATACCATTTCTATTAAAGTTAGTAAATCTATGAAAGTTTCTGGGACACAGTATAAATTGTTTATTCAAGATAAAGACGGTCATTATTCATCTTCTATAGTATTGGAGGTGAACTAATGAAACGAGATATTCAAAATATTCAAAGGAAACTGGATGATGTTAAAAATAATGATATAATTTTTAAAAAAAGAAAATTACGTGAAATTTTTGAATCAGACCCAGACCTTTTAGAAGTGCTTGGTGAATTTGAACCAAGACCATTAAATAAATTTGTAGATTCAGAAAATCCAACTGAAGAAGAACTTCAAAAGAGACAAGAAATTTTAGATTACAATGAATCAATTAAACATGATAAATTTATTCCTTATCTAAAATTAAACAACACTCAAAAAGAAGTTATTAATTATATTTGTTATGATATTGATGATACTGGTGTAGGGTATTATAATGATACAATTAAAAAACAAGAAATAATTGTAATGTGTTTTGTTCATGAAAATAACATGGAGACTGAATATGGTATAACTAGGGCAGATTTACTTAGTTATATTGTAATGGATTTATTAGCATGGACAAACGCACTGGGTTTTCATCTTGTAAATGTTGAAAATAGGCCCATGATTATTGATGCTAAATATTATTGCCGTAGATTAAAATTTGCCGTTGATGCTCCAAATGTAAATCCTAGACATACGGGGAGGATAAATGTATATGACACAGGACTTTAAAGTTAGTGAATTACAGTTATTCTTTGGAGACCCTATAAATGCAGATGGGATTACTGTCTATCAACCAACTATAGGAGATATATTGGAATATGATAGAAAATTTGGAGAGTCAGAATTTTTTAGAATTTTAAATGCCTTTATAGGTAATACAACAATGTATAGATTAATGTTATGGGATATGGGGGTAGATTGGAATAAAATAAGTGATTTTCAATTATTTATGACTTTAACTCAAGGATTAGAAATTGAAAAGACACGTATTTTATTTGGAGATTTAGATTTTAGAGAATTTGAATTATATACCAAAGAACTTCCTCCTATTACAACTATCAATGAAGATGGGGAAAAAATTCTTACAGAAGTTGAACCAGAAATTATAATGTATCAACCACCATTATTAGATATAGATACAAATGAAGAAATTAGACCAGAAGTTGAAATTAATGAATCTACTTATAAAAAAATAGTTATGTATCTTAGAACAATGTTTAATATATTCCCTAAAGAAGAAAGAGTTAAAGGTAAGACATTAAAAGAGTGGCTTATTGAAGAAGAAAGAATTAAATATAACCAACATAAAGATGATACTTCTACTTCTGCTCTTCTTCCTCTTATTTCCTCTTGTTTAAATCATGCAGGATTTAAATATAAAAAGAATGAATTAAGAGAAGTAGGAATATATGAATTTATGAATAGTGTTCAAAGATTACAAATATATGAACAATCTACCGCATTGCTTAAAGGTGCTTACTCTGGCTTTATGGATAGTAGTAAGATACCTGCTGAACAATTTAATTTTATGCGTGATATTACGCATGACAGTAAATAAACAAATATTATGAAAGGAGATAAAATCATGAGTTTTAGATTAGGTGATTTTATTATTGATAGAATTATCATGGGTTATGCTGAAACTACAGACCAGAAGACCCCTCTGTATACTCTGACACAGCTTACTGATGCTTCTATTGAAGTTACCGCTGAATCCAAAGATGCTACTGATGCCGAAGGTAACTTAATTAAGAGATTCTGGCAAGGTAAGAGCGGTACTTTTACAGCTACTAATGCTATGCTGAATCTGGCTATTCTTGCCGCTAAATCTGGTAATGATGCTAATATTGCTACTGCTAACAATCTGATTGATATGCCTAAGATTGTTACTGTTAAAGCTTCTGTTACTACAACTGTAGATGTTACTGATGCTGTTGCTGATACCATTCTGGTAAATGCTTTTACTAACGATGGTTCTCTTGGTAAGGCTTATACTCTTGGTTCTACCGCTTCTGCTACAGAATTTAGTGTTGTGTCCAATACTCTGACTCTGCCTGTA